GATCTATTTGCAAGGTAGTTTTTATAATAAACTTCCTCTGCTGGTTGTCTCTTACCATCTTTTGCTTTTGAAAGATATAAATGCTTCTCAAGAACATTACCTGCAATTCCTGATGCACTACCATCTTCATCAACAACCACTACATGCATTTCATCATTCGCAGACTGTCTTGATGCTGCGTACTCAGAAGTGCCTGGTTTTTCAGCAATTGTATTCCAACTAATATCAACACCTTTGGTTAATCCCAGTTTCTGAGAATTATACCAGTCAGTAACGGTGGTTGTTGTTTCGTTAGAAACTGCATCTCCATTTGCTTGTATAAAGAATGTTGTATTTGTATTAGTTGTAGTAGATACTCCAGTTGTTCGAGTAAATGTAAATACCACACTTCCAGATGTGTCTATACCAGTTATTGCTTTGTCTACTGTTATTGTACTTACACCAATACCAATGACAGTTGTGCCTGCAGCAACTACAGATGCTCCACCAGTTGATGTTACGACATCTCCCAATGCTATGTCTTGGTCGATACCTGCAGCAGCATTTGCTGTGCTAATTCCAGTAATTGTGATATCAAATGCAGTATCGACAATACCAGTTGTTGTTCCGATTCCTGTTGATGTGTTTGTAGTTTCTGTTTCAGATGTTGATGTTAGGAACTTAAGTTCACCATAATTTGTTGCTGTTTCAGTTTTTGTTGCTTCGTCTACTCTATCAACAATTTTAACTGTAACTGCATCAGTTCCAATTCCTGCACCTGCAGCAGTTCCAACTCCAGTAACAATTCCTCTTACAAAACCTGCACCATAAGTTGTCTCAGTTCCAGGCCCTACACGAGTTCTTCCTGTGATTATCTGTGTTACACCCATTCCAACTGTAATACCAGCAGTTCCTACACCACTAATCACTTGGTCTGCAAAATGGTCAATTGTGAATACTTTTAGTCCATTTCCCCATGTACCAGGATTTTTTGCTGCGTAATACCAACTAGAGGCAAGTGTATAATTTGATGTGTAATCATCATAAGATTTAATTTTTAATGTTGCTGATGCAGCACTCACACCTGCATTTGCGTTATTTAAATTTGTACTATCCGATCTTAAAACTCTTAATGTACCACCATATGAAAGATATGATGATGCAGTCATCCAATATTCGAATTGTCCATCTGTGTCTAATGGTTTTCCGTAAGTTGCTATAAGATCTTGTTCGTTTTCTACTAATATCGGTACATCTATAGGGCCTTTTTCAAATGGGCCAGCAATCGCTCCGACCTGTTCGTTAGCTCCAGATATATTACCGATAGTCAAGTCAACTTCTCTTACCTTGACTCCAGGAGATACTAAGTTAAGCGACATGTCTTTCCCTCTTTATAAAAGATTCAATTTTACTAAAAGTATTTATTAATTGCTACTTTTACATTGGGGAAACAATGCATGAACATTACCAGTCAGGATATGACCACTCAGTGAATACCTTGTTTTTCTTTCTATTTTTTACAATTCTCTTAACTGTGCATATTTTACACTCATAAGAGTATCCAGAAGGAAAATTTCTTTTATTTTTGCGAATTAGATAGAATTCATTTACTAAATCTTTTGTTTCTCCACAAACTCTACACTTTCTTTCCTGAAAGAGTAAGTGTTCTAAACTAAAACCAAACTCCTCATCTTTTTTCATTACAGTATCAGAATTGTTTGTGATCCATCTTTGTTGTCTGTTACAGTTATCTTTTTACCAGGAAATGATTTAGATAATAATCTTTTCAATTTCGCATGCTTAAACAAGTTTTTCACTACCGATACTCCCACATGTAAGAACGATCACCATACTCATCAACTTTCCATAAATCTCCTTCATTATCAACAAAACTATCTTCATCTAAACCGTCAGAGATGAAACCAAATGGTGCCATGTCTTGTTCAATTTGATTCTTTTGTTCATCATATAATCTCTTTCTTACATCCTGATCAGTAAGTTCTTTAAAATAATCTTGTGCAACTAACCATGCGTATATTACAAGACACATTGCTAAATCATCATTACATCCTTCTTCTGCTTCAAATGAATTACTTTTTGATATGAAAGTAGTAAGTTCGGATATTATATTATAATCTTTGAATAATAATTTATCTTCTTCAATCATTGTCTTAAGATTTAATGCTCCAACTTTTTTAACTGTCTTAGACATCTTAACCCCAAGTTGAGTTTTCTTTCCACTAAATCCCTGTCCTACAATTTGTCCAGCACGACCTCTCATTGAACACATCAATAGATTCTCATATTCCATATCAAAGTTTAATATAGAAGCAATTTGATCTCCAATATCATTTACTTCACATAGAATAAAGGATTGATTATAATTTCTTGCTACCTCATATATGATATTTGGAAACAACATTGGTTTGATTTCGTTGTTTCGATATTTTGCTACAACTTTATGTGGAAACTCAGTAATATCAGTCAAAACAAATGCAGAGTAATCTTCTCCAACTCCTCTTGCTACGTCAACTGTCATCAAATAATCATGACCTTTTTCTGGTGGATTATAAACATCTAAACCTGCATTTTGTTGTATTGGATTCTCATACACCAAAGATTTAAGTTTACTTGGTGCAATCAAAGTATCAATAGATCCTAAGAACTCACACTCAAACTCAATCTTAAATTGTTGTTCTGATGTATTTGCAATTGTTTGTTTCTTCCACTTCGCATTTCTACCTGGTACTTCAGACCAGTGAACATCAGTAGGTGTATATTCATTTTTTCCTCTCTCCGCATCGTGCCACAGTCGGTAGAAATGATTCATACCGTGTGGAGTAGAAACTATGATGACTTTGGTTTTTTTACCAGAAGTGATAGTAGGATATACAGAGGCAAAGAACGAGTCAGCAATATGATTAGGAACAAAGGCAAATTCATCCAGAAAAAGAATGTTGAAAGACATACCTCTAACTGCAGATGCAGAGGTAGATGCTGCCAGTATTTTTGATCCATTTTCTAACTCCAGTGATCCACGGTTCCATACTAACACACCCTGTTGCATCCACTTTGGAAGATTCTCATATGCAGTCTGCAGTCTTCCTAGTAATTCTCTTGCAGTTGCAGCTTTGTTTGCTAGTATACCAATATTTACACTATCGTTAAATACAGCGTAATGAAGTAAATAAGATACCACAGTGGTTGACTTACCAGTCTGACGAGGCATCTTACAGATATTGAAACGATTCTTATGAAATCTTTTAATTAATTTTTCTTGAAATTTATATGGTTGAAAAGGCACAAGACCTTCATCAAGAGATACAATCTTCACATACTTCTGTGCAAAGTATACGGGATTATTTTTACACTTTAAAAACTCTTCAATCTGCTCTGCAGAAAATTGAATCGGTGTATTTGCTTTTTTTAGATTAGGATTACCAAGATAAATTTCACTCATGACAATTTACGTTTCTTGTCCAGCAAATAACATAGGTTTTGATGGATCTCGCATTGATGGATTGAAGTACATTACGATTGCTGTTGGATATACCTTTTGTACTTCTATGGTCATTTCTGCTTTTGTTGGTCTCTTAAATGATGCAATAAACATTTGAGTAGTGATTAATTTACCTCTCCAACTAAGAACTATTGTATATGTTTTACCTCTTTCTTGAATACGAAGATATGATTCATAAGTAAATGTCTTACCTTTGATTTGTGATTGTCCCTCTGGATTTTTACCTTGTGGTTTGAATTTACCTACACCTATTCTTTTTGCTTTACCCAAACCACCCTTTCTTGTTGCAACTAGTGTACCAGTTTTTTTAGTCTGTGTCAACACAGAGTCTTGACCATACTTTTTACCGAGTGCCTTTACTGCTTTTTTAAATTTTCTTTTACCCATCTTTCCAGATGTAACAACATGACTTCTCTCTTTGACTTTCTTTTCCTTACCATCATCACCTTTCTCGACATATGAACCAGTTACTTTAGTTGCACCAGGTAAACCTTTACCACGAATATCTTTGTCTAGTTGTTTTGCTCTTGCACGATTCTCTTTTGCAGACTTATCACCTCTAGATGCAGATAATGTAGCAATGCCACCTTTATCAGATTTACTTTTTATTCTAGCAAGACTACTTTCATCAATTTCATAATGATCTTTTAATTCATCAGGAATGAATGCAGATACTTTTGCAGCATACTCTCTTCTTTGAAGCATGCGTCTTCCTCTAGCACCAGCATCCATTGCTTTTTGTGGTTTCTTTTCTTCTTTTTTCTT